AAAAAGAAAAAGAAATAATTGAAGATAAGTATGATATTCTAATTAAAAAGGCACAGAAACGTTTAGATAAATTAAATGAAGAAATTGATGCAGAAAATCGTCTAAAAGAACTTCAAGAAATAAATGATGAAATTGCAAAAGTTAAAGATGATACTAGATTTATACGTATTAATAAATTTGGTGAATCTGAATTTACTTATGATAAAGAAAAATATAATGAATTAGTCAAACAAAGAGATGATTTAATAAATCAATATCGTCAAAAAGATTTAAAGAAAGCAATTGAAGACGAGATTAAAGATTTAGAAGAAACAAGAGATCAAGAATTAAAACAGATTGAAACCAGATATAAAAAACAGTATGATGCTTATCAAGAATTTCAAGACACTATGGTTGAGTTACAAGAAACAGAATTATTCAATTTACAAACTGCAATAGATTTAAAATTAATAGAACTTAAAAAATATGCATTAGGATGGGAAGATATGCTTGAACGTATTCAAGCAGTTCAGGCAGAATTAGCAGATACGAGTATTTCCTTCCCTGAAGATTATGTACCTACAAGTGGGTATGGTAGTGAAAGTCCTATGGCTGTACATCATAGTGGATTAGATTCTGGATTTGTAGGAAATGTTTCATTTGATTCAAACTCTGAAGTTATTGCTAAATTACTTAAAGGTGAAATTGTATTAACCAGACCTCAGTTTGACAATATTGTTCCAAATGTATTAAAGGGTGTAAATAATATTACAAAAAAATCTACAACAGAAAAGAAAATTACAGAAATTCATTTACATGACATTACAGTTTATGCAAATGATGCTGATGAACTTCTTAATTCCATTTATCATAAAGTTAATCAAGGGTAAGATTTTAACTTACCCTTTCGATATTTTTGGAAAGGTGGGTGAGAAATGGCAATAAACAAACCTTATAATATATCAATTAGTGGTGAAACAATAGATGCTAATGAATCTAATGTAATAACTTGGTCAATATCAGGAGCAATACAAACTGAAAAAAGTTTAGTATTTAAATTAAATTCTGATGATTCAGTTGTTTTTACATATCCTAAAACTTCAAGTTATGCACAAAATTATACTATTGGTACAGGTACATTAACAAATGGTATAGAATATAAAGTTTTAATTACTGCATATGATATTGATAGTAATTCAGCAGTTTCAGATGCAGTTGTTTTTAGTTGTTCTACTACTCCTGTTGTAACTTCTACTCCTCCTACTATTTCTGCACCTTCAGCAGAATTTACAGCAACCTATTTTCAAAATGAAGGGATATCAATGAGTTCTTGGATTATATATTTATATGATGAAGATAGAGTAGAAATTGATAATTCAGGTATACAAACAGATTCTATAATTGCTTATATATTTTCAGGTTTTATTTCTAATCAAACTTATTATTATAAAGTAAATTGTACTGCATCTGATGGATTAATTGGAACTACAGGAATGTTAGAAATTGTACCATTATTTGCTCAACCAAATTTAAGAGTAAATTTAAGTTTAGAAAATACTGATGATGCTGGAATTTCAGCGACATGGAATGCATATCAAATTATTGGAACAGGTACAAATTATTCATTTATAGATAATAAAGAAGTTGATATAACTTCAGGTAGCGTATATTTTGATTCAGGATTTCTAATTGAAAATGATTTTACATATAAAGAATGGGTACGTGATATTGATGATGTAAAATATTTAATTGCAACAGGTGCAAATGTAATAATATCTAGTATAGAACCATTTGATGATTATAAATTGTGGATAGATGATAGTACAATTGTAGGTGATATTAATTTAACGACAATAGCATCTCCAAACGAACCAATTATTTCAACTTGTTTGTGGATAGATGATAGTAATTTAGTTGTTGATAGAAATATGACAATAGATTTTAACATAGATGAGCCAACAACTAATCCTACTGCTATTTTATGGTTAGATTTAGGTGTAAGTTTAGATGATGTAACAATATTAACATTAACTGGAGATGAGGGTAGTTATTATTTAAGGTATTATAATAGTACTTTTTATTTATATGAAGATGATTCAATTGTTGATTCTGTTCATGCCTCTGGTGAAAGTTATTATATATTAATACAACAAATTGATGGTGTCGCATCATTAACTGTAGAAATATTATCATATGATATGGATAAAATATTCTTATTAATGTTTTAAAAGAGGGTGATTAAGATTGCAATTACAAATATTGATTATATAAAAATAGAAAATTGCATTGTAGATCAAATTGAAATACGTGAACAAACTAGTGATATTGATTTAACATCAACAAAAGGTACTAGTTGGGAAATAGATACGGTTTTATTAGCTGAATTTCTTGGTAATCTTGAAGCAGGAAATGTAAATAATGAAGGATTGGTAATTACTAAATTTAGAATTAAACGTAGAAACTCAGGTGAATTAACTAATATTACTCTTGGAGAATTTGATTATGATTATCTTAATCCTCAGACATTGGAATTTATTGATAAAAGTTTAGGAATTGGTGATTATATTTATTCAATAGTTCCAGTAGGCGAGAATGGTTTGGAGGGAAAACCAACAGAAATTAGTTTAATTGATTTTTCATTTACTGGTGTTTGGTTAGTTGATAAGAATGATAATTTTACCTTTGGTTTTACTAAACAGTGGGACGGGGAATTAAGAACATTAGACATTTCATTAGAACAGGGAAGAATTGAAATTGAAACATTATATCCATATAATAGCGTATTTTATACCCCTAAACAATTTTCAAGATTTACTATTTCGGCTTTAGTAACTCCTTCCAATTATTCAATTACTGAATGGACTAATTTAGTTAATAAAATTTCTGAACATGTTCCCCTTATAGTAAAAAGTGGTTCTGGAGATTTATATATATGTGATATTTATAGTCCACAAAAGTCTACATGGTTAGTAAATGCCTATAAAAGTGTTGACCCTGTAATAATTACTATACAGTGTATGGAGTTAATGGATTATAAAACATATATGGAATCTTAAAATACATCTTAATTTAAGAGGTATTTTAATTTGGGAGGTATTTAATTGACAAAAAGAAATAATATTGAAGATATTAAAATAGAATTTACAAAGAGAAATTACGCACTTTTAGATAATGAATATAAAAATAATAGTCAAAAATTAAAATATATTTGTCTAAAACATGAAGATAATGGTATTCAAAGTATAAGTTATCGTTCTTTTTCAAGGGGTAGTGGTTGCAAATATTGTGGCAAAGAATCTATGGCAAATAAACAAAGGCTGAACTTAAAATATATAGAAAATGAATTATATAAAAAAGATTTAATTTTATTAAGTGATTTTTATGTAGACGCACATACACTTTTAAAATTTAAATGTATACATCACTTAGATATTATTCAAGAATTATCTTATAATACTATACAACAAGGTCGTGGTTGCAAATGGTGTTCTCGTGAAAATTTGTCAAAACAAAGAAGATTATCATATGATTTTGTTCATAATAATTTTAAAAAACGTGGGTATGAATTAATTACTGACAATTATGTTAATAGCAACCAAAAATTACAATATATTTGTAAAAAACACTCAAATGAAATACAGGAAATAACTTATGATAGTTTTAGTCGAGGTAGTGGGTGTAGGTTTTGTGGCTATGAAAAAATA